CTTTGATACTGATCCATTAAACCATTCTCTCCTCGATCTCGGACAAATTGTCCACCCCTATTGCTTCATCGCAATATGTTACTAAATCCATTAACTCATAATTCTTCAAGAGAACTTCTGCGTTTGCATTTAACTCTTGAATATATTTATAGCTTCCCGCTATAGGAACATTGTCATAAATAGTCATAGCATCGCCATAGGCTTTTATAAGTTGTTCTGCGCGTTTCGGTCCGATACCCGTAATGCCTGGGACATTATCCCCTTTATCACCTGTTAGGCACTTGAAGGATATGTACTCCTCTGGAGAAACATTATAATGCTCACCCCAGTTATCTATAGTTACTTCTTTTCTAGTAACATATGAGAAGCGGTTTACTTTATCCTGTATTAACAAGTCCCAATCTCGGTCACTAGATACTAACCAGATTTCTTCTAAACCATAGTCCTTCTTACGTTTTACAAGGTGGGCAGCAAGATCATCTGCCTCTACACCTTTAAAACGAAGAACTTGGTAGTCCTCTGCTAATAGCTCTAGTGTTTCTTCATACTCTTCAAAGAAGTCTGTAAATGCTTGTTTCTCAGCTTCAGTTTGTGTGGCATACTTATCTTTTCGATTCTGTTTGTATTCAGGTAAAATCTCTTTTCTATAACTAGAAGATCCCCAGTCTGCGGTAATAATTATCCTACCACAATTATAAGAGTTTGCTAATGATTTTACTACTGCTACATAATCATGTCGAAAATCTGTTCTGCCTTGATGTTTCCAACGGAAGGCTAGGTTTAGTGCATCTACAACTAAGGTAGTGCCTTCCGCACCTCCTAGTCGTTCATTAAAATTAAAAGCCACCTATCCACTCCACTTTTTCTGTTTTCAACCAATCTTCCGCTAGTAGTACGAAACAGTCCAAGAACCGAATATACAGGTACTCTTCTGTGTTTTCTGGTTTTTCTTCTGTCACTACAAATACCTTGGATCGATCATATTTAAAAAATAACATAGGCTTTTGATCGCCTCCTGCTGCTTGGACTACTATCTTCTTCCACCATCTTGTAAGATTATTTGTCTTTCTCTGGGTAAAGACCTTGTCGCTTAGTGGAGAATCTTTGTAGTTTTTAACCTCAATGCAATAATAATTTCTCTGATTGGGGACATATAAGTCCCCCTTCAGATACTCAAGAGCGCCCGAGGCGGGTACTCTTTCAAATTTTAAGCCAGTAGCTTCTCGTAGCATATCTCTTACAAGATACTCACCACGCGCTCCCTTTGCTCTTGAATCTACCATAATTACTCCAATCTGCTGATATTACCAGCCTTGACGACCTCAATTTTCTCTAACAAAGGATGCGACCAACCATGAGAAACTATATAAGTATTAAGGTCTTCCCCTAATAGAACTTCTACTAGCTTCTCTCTTCCTGAATCATCTAGAACATTTGTAACTTCATCCAAAAATAATACATTGATTTTAGACTTAGAAATACTACTCATTAGCTTCCGAATCGCTATCAGAGTGGCAGTGTTTACACGGGCTAGCTCGCCAGAAGATAAGGCAAGAATGTCCACAACATTACCATTATCAGTAATTTGCACATTTAATTTATCATTCGATACGATAAACTCTAGTGTAAACCTGCCATCAGAAAGCTCGGCTAAGTATTCATTAGCTAATTCTTCGAGTTCTCCGACAAGGTTTTCAATTTTATAAGCCAATAAGCCGTTGGTACTGAAGGACTTCTTCAGTATGTCCAGGTTTGACTCTAACTTGCGATTTTTCTCTAACTTTTCCAAATATACTTCAAGTTGTGCAAGAAACTCATCAGTCTGCTCTTGTATAACTTGTATTCGGGTATTTCGACGGGTTATCTGCTCGTTTTCGGACGCGAGTACTTCCAGTCGTCCCTTTGCGTTGCGTAGTCTTTCTTGAACGCTAGACAAGCGATTATCAAGCTCTGCCTTGTCCAACAAAGAGGTAGGCAAATCTGGCGAATACGCACGGTACAAATCCTCCCAATCTTTTCTAGCCGTATTACAACGCTCGAACTCAAGATTATCTGTTTTAATTCGGATAATTTCTGGTTTAATCTCATTGATTCTCTCCTTCGCGTCAGAAAATTTCTCACGCTCTACTTTAATCATTACCGTCTCGACAGAAATATCGATAGACTGATCGCAAGTAGGGCACTTGTCCTTAATTTTTTCTAACTTTGTCAGAGTCCGTTGAGCACCCGTAGCGACTGCCTGTAAAGATCCCATCTCCTCTTGCAAATGGTCATAAGACTGTAACTCAGTCACAGAGGATTGTTGTATAGATGCAATATCTATTTGGTCGAGCATCTTCTTGTAATGATTGTTTGTTTGAATTTTTTTATTTTTCTCAGAAATATTCTCAATTTCTATCGTTAAAGAACGTAAAGTCTTTTCATCTTCAGATGTATCAATTTCTAAATCTAACAGTGGCAGTATGGAAGTATCACTCAATTTATTATCTTTTAACCATTTTTCAACGGTTGCTAACTTCCCTGCTATCGATGTTGATACTATTGATACCTCTCTTGAGGCACTTTTAAATACTTCAAATAACTCAACATACTTCTCTAGGTGTAACAAATCAATCAGGAACTTCTTTCTATTCGCATCTGTAGCAGTCAAAAACTGCAAACTTGCATTTGTATTTTGATATACTAATTGAGAAAATGTTTTAAAGTCAACGCCTAGAACTTCTTGAACAGACTTATATGTGTTAGTAGCCGTATGACTAGATATATCAGTGCCGTTCTTTTCTAACTTAACTTTAATACTTGTTTTTCTATTAATGGTTATTTCATAACGATCTTCGTCTTTCGTGAAAGATAGATAGATGTTATAACCATTATTTACATAACGATTCGGGATATCTGCTTTTTTAATTCCTTTAGAGTTCTTATTATACAACGCTTCCTCGATAATTAACGGTATGGAGGACTTCCCCATACCGTTAGTACCAAGAATTTGTGTAACAGTGTTGTCGTCTAATTGTAACTCATTACCAGAACCATAACTAAAGCAGTTATCCCATTTCAATGTTTGAAGTGTAATCATTGTATGTTCCTATGATGTCTGGTACTTTCTCAGGGTTTATTTCTAGAATATAGTTTAGATACTCTACTAACTCATCTTGTATTGACATATCTTTATCAATTATGAGACTTGCTTCCGACTTCCTAAGTACTACTTTCTTATCCAGCAGTTCTGAATTCTTTACTGCTGCAAGGTCTTGTATATCACCCTCTATTTCGTAAATCGTGTGATCAAACTCAGTAGGAACCATCTCGCTTTCGCTATTGACTGTTTTCCGAATAAGTTGTGGAAGGGTAAATGCTTCCCACATCCAGTCCCAATTATTCTCATTAATCAACAGATATCCGGTCTTTACCTTGCTTCTGTGAAATGATGTAGTCATGGGGCTTCCAGGGTATACAATATTTCGTTGAGTATTGCAATGAGCGTGTAAATCGCCTGCAAATACTACAGGGAAACCTGCTAGAAGGTCTAGGTCGATTTCCGGTTTAACGTGAGGAGGTATCTCTCCTCTGACATGAGTGAACAAAGGCATACGCGTATCAAAATGATCTATAGCGCCTTTTCTATGTAGGTCAGCGTAAGGTAATATACCATAACCTAAACCTTCGTCGATATAAGATATATCAACAATGTTTATTAGAGGGTTTATATCCCGAGACACCTGTTTTAGCTGAGTAAAGAAAGTTTTGTTTTTCTTTGTAGCTTCGTGGTTCCCGTCATATATAATTGTTGGAATCTTTACTCCACGAATAAACTTGAAGTAAAGTTCCAACTCCTCCATGTTCGGGAGACGATCAAAAAGATCGCCCCCGATAATGTGCATGGTACACTCTTTCTCTAACTCATAGACTTGCTCGAAGAACATCTGATAACGGTTTGTAGCCCACTTTACTGGGACATTTTTCTGTCCCAGCTTTATGTGCCAGTCTGCCGTAAAGAGAATCATCCTACATTAAACTCTTGCTCTAATGCTTCGTCATCAGTTTCATTACCTTGGTTACGAAGCCTATCAAGAAGTTCTTTCTGAGCGTCAGGAGTAGGACGAGTCATTACATCGTCCATAGACTTTAATTCAGCAATAGCTTCTTTCTCTTCGTCGGTCAGAGCACGTGGCTTACATTTGAGAGCTTGTAGTTGGTACTCAACATTGTAAGGAAGTGGACCTGTTTTTACTCGTTTGAAACAAATGTCCCAACCAGTCTCAGGATCAGTAGGGTCGCCCAAATCTTCAGCAGCAGTGATAATTTGCTCCCAAAGTTTTTTCTTTAAGTTTACTACTTTTACTTTCCCACCGTCAATGCACTGAGTAGCGTAGCTCCAGCCACATTTCAGGTCTGGGAAGTATTCACGAACCCAGTCTTTCTCTACATTGTTAAATCGTTCAGCGTTCCTATCGAAAGAAAGGCACTCCATAGGAATGTTTTTTCCGTTTTCGCCCTTGATCCAGTAGACGTATCTAGCAAGAATGTCTCCTACGATACGCATTTTGTTGTCGCCATCAACAAACCGAAAGCTGTCGATAGATGTTTTTTGGGCAGAGCCCTTTTGTTGGTTAAATGCAATAGCCATTAGTGTATAGTCTCCAGTTGGACTTCTTCATATATAAAAGTAATATCTTTCTCTTCTACAATGAGTAGCCTGTTGTCTTTAATAGTATCTAAATCCACGGGACAATGCAGTGAATCTAGCGTAAGTTTATTTGAGGCTAAGTATTCTGCATAACTTCTTAAAGAAGAAAGTGCGTAATAAATACTAAGCTCTCGGTGTGTATACTTATAAGAATTGTACAGAAGAAATTCAGGATGCACCAGAAAGGAGTCCCCGTGAAAGTTCATCTGAGAAAATCTATAGATAGGGTCGTATGTATTTTTAGGGATCTGCCCTTTTATGAGCATTTCCATAATTAAATTACATGAGGAAATGTTCCCCTCTGCCGTATCGTAAACCTTCTTCCAATCAAATAAGAGCATATATTATACCGAAGTTTAAGTAAGTTGTCAAGAATTATTTTAAAGGTACTTCATGTTCCAACCCTGTTTCATATAGAAACCCACTCTGTTAGAAGCCTGCTTTCTAGCAGTATTTCCTTTCAAGTGAATATCTATAATAACAGGGTCAATCTTACCTTCCTTCTTTCGTATCACCCTACCCACTAGCTGTGTGAGTAGAGGTTCATTATTAACCGGAGTGCCTAAAATAAGGCAGCTCAGGCTGTCTACGGATATCCCTTCCGAGAAAATTGCTTGCGTACCATACAAAACTTCTGCATCCCCGTAGAGAATTTGATCTACAAGCGTTTCTCTGTCCTCGTGTGCTACGTCACCCGTAACACATATTGCTTTGTCTCCAGTAAGCTCCGCGCAACGCTTCAAAAAGCTCACTCGATCACTTACTACTAGCACTTTATGCCCTCTTGCGGCGTAGGCCGCAGCAAGCATACTGATTGTGTGTTGATATTCCTCATCCATTGCTAATTTTGTTACTCTATTAGCCCACGGTATTCTAGCACCATCCATAAAGCGTATCTCGGAAGGTACTATGTGTACTGTAGGGGTCATATAGTTTTCTTTAGGCGGCTTAAAGAGAGTATTACCAAAGTAATCTCTAAACACAACGTGTTTACCGTCCTTTCTTTCTATAGTTCCCGATAATCCTATCTTATATCTACAGTAATTTGTATCTAAAATCTTAGAGAAGGTCGGACTACTAACATGATGCATCTCATCAAGTATGACAGTGCCGAATTCCTTACGAATCTTCTCTATATTGCGGTATAAAGTTTGAGTATTCCCAATAACGATAGGAGCGTCAAGTTCAAACCTACCACTGCCTATGATGCCAGGAGTAAACCCAAATACTTTTTCTACTTCTTTTGCCCACTGATTACGCAGAGGGACAGTATGGGTAACAACGAGTGTTTTTTGACCTAATTTGCCTGCTATTGCGAGACCTGTAAATGTCTTACCCCAACTGACCCATGCGTTAATTATAGCATTGTCTTCGATTTCATCATAAACCTTCTGTTGACTTTCTCGTAGTTCAAACTTAAACTCAGGAAAATCTACCGGCTTCTTTATCCGCTTATCGACTATTTCATAGTGCTCTGGTATTAAATCCGTACGCCCTATTGGTAGTGATACTAACCCGTTACGAATAATGCCCATGTTTTTAATAACTTGGGGCGGATCGTGTGGGTTGTGCGAAGGAATAGTATATGTGAGTTCTTTATCGATACTCTCTTGCAGTTCAGCACTACAATCCATATATATTCTATGACTTATGACTGCCTTCACAGCTCAAGTTCATTCTTAGCAATAATATAAGTCTTAACAAAGTCGGATCGCACAATGTCTTCAACCTCAAATTCAATAAAGTTGAATAAACTCATACGTTTCAAGATTTGTATGAAGTCCTGCATCCCGTTCTGTTTCAGGTCTGCTTGACGGAAGTCCCCACAAAAAATAACTCTACAATTCTCACCAATACGAGTAATAATAGAGTCTAGCTCGTGAAAAGACATATTTTGGCACTCATCAACAAGAATAACCGCATCTCTAAGTGTAATCCCTCGTATAAAAGAAGTAGTCATAAATTCTACTAAAGTTTTCTGTTTGAGGATTTCATAAGCATCCCCTCTACTGAATAAATCATTAGCAATATCTTTATAAGGCTCCTCATAGACTGAGGCTTTCTCCTTCTCTGTTCCGGGCAGGAAACCAATATCTCTTGTAGGAACTGCACTGCGTATAATAATCAGCTTCTGGTACTCGCCTTTTGTCATATCATCAAACGCTAGGTATGATGAGATAAAGGTTTTTCCTGTTCCTGCAAGTCCATGAAGAACGAGGTTCTTACCTGATTCAAATGCTCTAAGTTGGTTGCGTGTTAAAGGTTCAATCTCTCTTAGGTCAAAATTTACACCCGCAAGAGTTTTTCGTCGTTTACCCATAAGTTATACTTTTCTTCTAGTGTCTTTGAGTTTCTCTGTAGAGTACTCGTAAAGCATCCACGGTAATCCATGTAAATGCAAAATCCCTGCCCATGCGTGTCCATCTTCGGGAGGGCGCGGCACGGTAAAAGGAGCATTATGCCCTTTTACCCATATAAGTGTAGCATACTCTTTCCGCTCCACTTTTCTAATCTTCAAATACTTTAAAGGCATAAACCGCGTTTTTTCATATATAAAAGGCATACCTTTATTATCTACAAAATAGCGCGTGCTCTGTTTCAAAATACCGTTAGGAGCTGTAACAGCCTTTTTTAGTTCATACTTATCTTTAAAAGGAGTCTGTACCCTACGAGCGCCTAAAGTAGCGCCCATCTGATTAGAATCATCTACTAACTTGCCCTCGCAGAATAACAGACCGTCTGACTTCTCCCAATTACTTGAATCTAGTAAAAATGCGGGGAAGGTTATCTTATTAAAATCTTTATACGTGAACACCATACCTCTTCTCGAAT